AACTCCGCCGGTATTTTTGTTCGCCGACACACTCGGATGGGCGTAAAAGTTGGTGAATCCGCTGCTTGCGTCCGAAGCAATAGAAAATAATCCGTCCGGTTTCCAGGCCGCTGCCGTCCAAGCGCCAAGGCCGAAAGTGAAATCGTCCTGGAAATAGTTCCCGCCGCCGGGTTTCAGTTCCCGGACGGCGGAAATCATTCGGATGGGGGTCGTGCCGACCCGTTCGGCGAAGGCTTTGGCCGATCCGGGCCGGGATCCGCCCCGCTCCCGGCCTTCAATGGGATCGCGGGGCCAGATATTCAGGCACTGGGGCGTCGTGTACGGCGGCTGACTTTGGATCGCCGTGGCCAGAACCAGCCCGCCCTCCGGGAATCGCGCTTCAATGGTCCGTTCCTGCATGACATCGCTAAGCGCTGAAGTTCACGAACGAAATCACCAGGGTACCGTTGAGGGCTTCCGTCGCGTGAACGTTTTGTATCACAATCGTCGCGGACCCGGCTGCGGGCGTCACACGGCCGACGACGACCGTTCCAGCCGTGTTCGTTCCGTTGGCCACGGAGACCAGGAGCATGTCCGCCGCCGCGATCTTGGTATTGGTCAAAGTCAACGTATAGGCCGCCAGGCCCGCCGTAGTCAGAGCCTCAGTCGTGATCTTCCCGGCCTGTTTGCTCAACGTCGCCGCCCCGGACGCGGCGGTAGCCGTGCCTGCGTCTGGCATGTATTTACCACCGGGCGCGGTTTTGAAACTCTTGGTAGCCCCGCTCTGCACATCTACCGCGGAAGTCGCTAATTCATTCGCCAAGGCATCAGCTAAATCACCCATCCAACACTTCCTCTCTTTAGAAGAGTAGAGTCACTACTCCACCCGCAAGCCCGGTCATGGTTCCACCGACGACGAAGGAAACCTTCTCACCCGAGGCGACGATGCGATCCGCCAACGTGGCGGTCAGGGCGGGAGAAATCAATGTTCCCGCAGTCGTCGCCAAGTTCACGGTTGCGGTCAACAAGCTCGCGCCCGTCGTCGCCAGATTCACGCCCGTCGCTATTTTACGAACGTCCAAAGTGCCCGAAGTGCTGACCACCTGATAGAGAACCGAAACAGCCTTGATGGTCAACGACTTACCCGTGTTATTCACCCAGGCGAATCCGTTCACCGTCAAAGCGTTGATTGGAACGCTGACCGAAAACTCCCCCGTTCCCCCGGTAAAGGCTGAAGACGCCTTGGTGCCTTGGTTCGAGTAAACGCTCGCATAAGGAGTGGATGCGTTCGTTTTGACGAACAGGCAGCCGGGCGCGTAACCCGTTGAAGCGTCGGGAACGGTCTTGCCCCAAGCCAGCGCCCAACCCTCCGGGGTATTCATCCCCTTCCCTTCGCTGGTGAAGGGTGCCTGTTCCAAATCCGTCTGTGTCCGATGTTGCATCGCAGTTTCCTCCGCTAGGCGTATTCCTCATCATAGTAGAACAAGGCCAAGTGGCCGATGACGGTCGCTCCACCGGCGGCCAACGTGACCGCGACGATTTGATTCTTCTTCGTCGGAATCAGACCCCGAAGATCAAGGATCGGGGGCGTGTTCAAGTTGACGTCCACGATAAACACGGTCGCTCCGTTGACCGTAACCGCCAGTACCGCGTCCGTTGCCGTCGGAGCAATGTTATAGCTCGCCGCCACGGCCAATACCTGCCTGGAAATCTTGGCGCTGGCCGAGATCGAAATCGAGCAGATTGCATTGGTCTGCGGACTGTTCCCCAGCGCTACGATCGGTTCATATTCCAACGTCGTGGACATCGTATCCTCCTAGGCGACGTAGACTCCGCGAAGTCCTTTTCGGTATCGCCAATCATACGGACCCCGATCCGGCCTCAAGGCCCGCCGCGTCCGTCCGATGAAGCGTGGATTCTGCCCGTTCGAATCCATGCGAATCGAATCCTGAAGGCAGCGGGCGGCTATCGCCGTATGCGTTCCGATCACGTCATCGCCTTTCTGTTCGCTCTCGGCGAGACACATCTGCAAGAGGGTTTCCCCGTGCAGGGCATGGCCCAGCGGATAGGGGTTGAAGTCCGTCAGTTTGGGCGGAACCACGAAATACCGGTAGTGCATCACGTAGGTTGCGCCGGGAACGGGAAAGACCATCACTTCGTACCGTTGAATCTTGTCCTGAGCGCTCGTTTTTGCTCGACGGGCGTACGTCGTCGGAACTCCGGTGCTTGAATTCTGCGCCCGCCATGAAAGGATCGCGTTGGCCGGTCGATCCTCCAGTTCTCCCAACCATTCGCTGTCGTGAACGAACGGCATATCCAGGCCAGCGTAATCAGCGGGCAGATCGTAATCCCCGGTCGAGGCGATACTGAAAGTCTGCGGGATGGGCACGCCGATACTCACCGACGCCGCCGCCTGAACCTTGATAACCGTCGCGCTGACGTATTCATGGATCAAAAAGCTTCCCACCCCTGTAATCGTGATCGTCTTACCCTGCATGGTCGGGAAGAACGTCGCCGCCGTGGCGGTCAGAGTTTGCGTGCCGTCGCTGTTTGCCGAACCGGAGATCGTCGTTATTCCGACTGAGACGGTTCCCCACCAAGTCGTCGTGGCGTAGGGATGAGTGAACGTCCACTTGTGCGCCGCCAGAAACTTCCGGTAAGCCGATGCGATCCAGTCGTCGACTTTGTTGAGTTGCGCCGCGGTCCAGTTCGCCGAGTCGGAACCCCATCCCCTTTGAAAGCCGACCGCCTTGCGCAGTTCCGCCAGCGGAGTCGCCAGCGTGGTGATCGCGTCGCTGTAGGGAACGGCGCTCTGAAAAAGAAGGGGAAGGATCATCATGGCACTAGACTGCGATATAGGTCAAACACCCTTGAGCGTTCGGCGTCGTCCCGGCGAGTGCCAACTCTAGTAAGGCTCCGGCTGCCGTCTCAAACCAACCCATCGGATTAAACGGAAGAACAATCGGAATCGGCAAGTTTGTCGTCAAAACCGTCATCTCCGTATCGCCAAAAGCGCCGGTCAGCGCTGTCCCTGCGGCACCGGAATTGAAGGTGTAGGTTTCATTTCCGGTAATAACCTCAATCGTCATCGCCAAGGCCAATACGCGGATTTTCTTACTCGCCACGGCAGCAACCAGCGTTCCTGTCGCCGTCAAAGCAATCTTGGCAAAAACCGGAGTGACCTGCGTCGCCCCGGCCTGCATCGTGTTCGTCTCTGGATAATCGTGGACCGGCAAGGGGTTCGCGGTCGAAACTGGACCGGCGTTGCTCCCGGAAGCGCCGTGAACCTGCTTCTGATAGAGAAATTCCTCCCCGCCGATCGTTTCGCCGGGAAGTGTTTTCGTTCCGCTCGCCGTGGCAACGTTAACTGACAAGGGCCGCCTCCTTCTCCACGATCGGCTTACGCGGCCTGCCTTTCGGCCAGCCGACTTTCTTTCGCGGAACAGCGTCCGGGGGAGTTTCCTCCACCCGGACGCCTTCTTCCGCAAACATAGCGGCCAAGACGCACATCATGGCGGTGCTCGGACGTCCGTTGATTCGTTCGTACATCCGCGCCATTCGATCGTGAGCCTCCACCATCGCCGGGGAGAATTCCTCGTGTCCCGTCATCGTTTCGTAGAGTTCACGTTCCCGTTGCGTCATGGCCGTCGTTCCTTCCTTTAATAGGGCGTCTGACCGATCGCCGCCCAGTCGATGTCGAGTTGCGGAGTTCCGGTCCCGCTAGCCAAAACCCCGGAGACGAAGTGTATCTTCACGTTGTCCAGGAAACTGGCCAGGGCGACGTCCTGGGTCGGAGTCGTGCCGATCGTCTTACTGCCCACCGACACGTTGTCGATAAACGCTTCGACCTTGTTTTTGACGTGGTCGATGACGAACGCCACCTTGTAGAACGTTCCCGCGACCAAAATTTGGGCAACGTCTTTTACGACCGTTTCCGCCCCGGCCTTGGCAAAGATCATGTCCAACTCGGTCGGAGCCGCCGCAAGAACCCGGAAACCGATCACGTCCGCCGTCGCACCAATCGTATCCGCCAAAGCGAACAGTCCGGTCGTTACCAGCAGCCCCGTCTCGCCAAGACCCACGAAAAGGTCGCCCCCGGCAATTTGCTGAGTAGCGATTCGGGCCTCGAAGATGGTCTTTTTCGTTCCGGACGGCGGCGTGGCGGCCAGATCGACGGCAACCAAACCAGCCAGGCCCGCCCCGGCGGCGAGATAGGCTTCCAGGTTGTCCGTCGCGGCGGCCAGATCGATCCGAACGACGCCGTCGAGGCTCGCTGCCAATTGGGCAATCGTTCCGGCGTCCTGAAACGATTCAAATCCGCCCGAATCGCTCGCATAGATGCCGCGAGTCGACGCAAGCAATCCGCTGAACGACTTGAAGTCCTCAAACCAATAGGTGGAACCCCGCTGATTCGAGCGGCCCGCGTCTTCCAACGGGAAATCTTTCCAAACGTTCGGCGAATGGAGCCGCCGAGACTCATCCGCGTATCGTGCAATGCTCATCTCGTTTCTCCTTTCACCTTACGCGGCCCGAAGGACCGAATTCGCTCGACGGTTCGTGCAAATCGTCTGATGAGTCAAGTCCTTCCACATCATCACCTGATTGTGCTGATCCGCGCCCGGCCGAGTCGTGTCGCGGAAGAGGTGCCCCTTCAGGACGATGGGGTACAACGTCGACCAGTCAATCATGTAAATCGGCGAGTTCGCGGCCGTTTCCAACTGCGGAACGTCGGTGATCGCAACGCCGCGAAACATAACTTGGCCGTCCTTTGAAGCAAGATCATTGCCCAGGTTCATGTTCTGCTGTTCAATGATCTCCTCCATCAACTGCACGTTGTCCAGCGTCGTATAGATGCCCCGCCGAGGAGCACTCTTACGTTCCTGGGAATTGCTCGGAATCGGCGACTTGAAGTTCGTCTTCCGGTAGGCCTTGCGCATCTTCTTGATCGCATCGGCCTTGCTGATCGTCGTGTAGCTGTTCGTGTAGTTCTGCCACCGCGAATGCAGCAAACCGCCTGCTCCGGCCGTGTGCCCGGCCGGAGCCGCGCCGTTGAATCCTTCCGCCGTGTTCTGCACGAGCCAGTAGTCGACTCCCGCCCAGGTCACGTCGTCCGTCGAATCCGCCGGACCCTTCGACCAGAAACCCGTCTCCAGACCTTCGGCGATTTGCTGCCAAAGGTACGAGTTCCGCGATTTAACCAGGTTGAAGATCGCCTGCTCGCCGCCGTTCATGTCCGGCATGCGGATGTCGATCGTGTCCGACACCTCCGAGTGGCGAAAATCCATCGTAATGTTCTTGTGGATGTTGACGAAGTTGACTTCGTTGTCCACCTCGAACAAGCGAGTGTTCCGAAACGTACTGACCCCGCCGATGTTGATGTTCTTTCGAATGCCGGTCCCATGCGCCTGCATTTCGATCTTGCCCCGCTGATAGAGCATGGGCAAGGCGATGTATTCCCTGAGTTCGGCCATCAGATTGGTCCACTTGTCCTTGTCCAGCTCCCGCTGGGTGGACTGAACCATGTCCGTGACCAGTTCTACGCTGACTCCCATGAAAGTTATCCTTTAGCGTCCGTCGGCAGGCCTTCCTTTTGCAATCGGGAGCGAATGTGTTCCAACGCGCGATCTTCCGCGCTTCGGGCATCCTGCGTGTTCCGATGGGTTGGCCGATTGACCGACTGCGCCATCTTCTTCTTCCGTTCTTGCTCTGCTTCGGAAACGGCGATTTCCTTCATCAATCCAGGATTCGTGCCATAAGCTAGGGTACGAACCCTCGTGCTGATGTCGTCTTGCCAATTCCGGAATTTCGTCAGTTCCGCAACGAGCTTGTTGCGTTCCTGGTATTCCTTCGCCGTCTTGGGGCCGCGGTGGACCTGACCCTTGCCGTAGACTTTGCGAAACGTCTCCGGCAGGGAATCAAAAGCCTCGTCTATTTCCACGGCGAGTGCGGCGGCTTCTCTTCGACTCAAACTCTGCTTCGTATCCTCCAACCATTGCTGTTGCGCGCCGAGCAATTGCCGCAGCTTTTTGTTTTCGTCCGCGTGATGCTCGTGGATGGATTGGATCGCCTTCTTGATCTTGGGGTCGAAGTCCTCCGGGAAAAGCTCGTCCGGGAACTTGAATTCCGACTCAACTGGGCTTTCGCGTTCCGTTGAAGCCGACCGCCGTTCCGCGCCCGAATCATAAATGCGATCAAAAATGGCCTTTTCCAGGTCAGCCTGATCCGAGAAGGACGCGATCTCTTGCTTGGTCAGCCCGACGCGAGCCGCCGCGTGAATCAAGAGCTCATCCGGGCCGGACGAAACAACGGCCTTCCCGTTCTTCTCCGGCTCGGGTTCCTTGGTTGAATGATCTTCCTCTACGATAACAACGTCATCGTCCAAGCCGGAAAGGTCGAGCGGATCTTTCTCCGTCTCTTCTACTTCCGCTGGATTTTCCAACAATTCAGACGGCATTTTCTTCTCCGTTAAAGACCATAGGGGTTCCGCGGCTGCGGCTGTCCCGCGTAAATCGGTTGTCCCCAATTCCAGCCGATGATTCGCCCGGAACCGGGCGGGGGACGCTGGACACCCATTCCAGGAACAGCGGCACTGGCCGCCGAGTATTGTTCCGAGTTCCACGCGTCGTTGTTGACCGGAGGGACGTAAGACGAAACCGGCCCGATCGGTCTCGGCTTAGATGACTGGTTGGGAATGAACGTAGGTTGCCCGACACGAGGACGCACTTGCTGTCCACCTTGAACAGGAATCGACGAAAGCAGCGGGCTATAAGGACCGCTGTCCGGGAAGTATCCAGGAGTCGTTCGCCTAACCTCCCTGGGTGGTCCCGTTACAGACTGGAAGCGCTCGAAATCCTGTGGACCCCGTGGACTCTGTGGCCTCTGCGGACCCGCATTCCGCCCAAACAGGGCCAACAACAAGTTGGTCGCGTATCTCCGCGAACGCGGCGAGCTTCCATAAAGCGATCGAAAATCAAATTGCGGCATAGGTCACCGTCTTCGCTGATTCCAAGCGGTCAAGTGCCGATCTTCATGTTTTGGGTTCTCGAAAATCGGGCAGCCCGCAAACTCGCCGGATCGCTCGTACTCTGTTTTCAGACCGACGCTCTTATTGTACGCCGTCGCCTCTTCGATCTGGGTTTCATGCACCCCGGCACCTTCGGTCCGTTGCCCTTTCTTTGGGTACTCCCCCAAGGATTCCGATCGCCGTGGCGCGAAATGCGATTGCAGGTCCATGTAGAGCCGCTTACCGTGAACCTTGACGGAACGAGGAGCGCTGCCGATCGGATAATACCGTTCCGTGCGTTCCATTCCGTCCAAACTCGCGTAGCAGTAAATCGGCATACTCCACTAAAACAAAAGGGGCCGCACGATTTCTCGCGCAGCCCCTGTAAAGACCACGACGTTACAGCGTCTTTCGGGAAGCCACTCCCGATTCAGCCTTGTATCAGTTCCGCCCGATCAAACCGGGCGGCCCCATTGAATCCTACTCCACAATGCGCCTAATGTTTACCAACTCTCGCACGATTGATCCGCGCGAAGGGGTTGACACCCAGGCAAAATTGCCGTCGTATCGTTTGAACGTCCCCTTGATCCAACCGACTTCCGTTTCCACCAACACGGGATCACCACAAACGAGGTCTTTCGGCTGCGCCGATTCGGGATCATCTATAACGAAAACCGAATCCGACATACGATCTTCCTCGCTCACGTCGACACCCCATGCGACCATTGGAAAAAACACCGGCGACCGTCAAACACGAAAGCAGGACACAAGAAACCCAATTGTAGGCCATCGTGCATCAAAGCCGGAGACGGTCCATGGCATCGAATAAACTCCGCGTCGCAAATGCCTCCCCACTTCCAAAACAGGAATCTCCCGGCTTTCCTTCGAATCCGATAAGAGGCGTGAGCCGTAACCCCGTTAGATTTCTCAAGAAGGCCTTCAAAGGGAAGAAGCGGCCTTCGGAGTTTCAACCACCTCAAAAGTCTTGACCAACGACTCATTCTTCCGTCACTCTGCACCCACCATTTGCGGCTGGAATCGAACCAACTCCTCCACCGCTGCGCAGTGGCGCTCTACCAGTGAGCTACACAAACCATCAGCGCGACCAGTCTGCTTTCGATACCCCGAACCCAAACGCGCGTCACGTTGACGTTACCAGTTAATTGAAACCCCAAAGCTTACTCCTTGGGTATTCGGAGAAAGCTTTCGTATTTCAATCATAGCCTTATCGAAAATCACCCTTTGCCAACGTCGTCATCTTCCGTCACTCTAGAACCAACCATTCAAATCTTCGCCAGCGCTTCGAGCACCCGTTCCACTGCCGGGTTTGCTTCCACGGCTTCGATCGCCTCATTCACCGAAGCGAGTCTTTTCTCCAATGCGTCTTGTTCTCGCCGAAGACGCTCGATCACTCCTATTGGATCGATTCGCATTGGCTGGCACGTTTCTTGATACTGTTGCATTCCAAAATTCATTCGTTTTTCCTTACGTCTTTCATCACTCTAGAACCAACCGTCCGGTATTGTCAAGCGGCATTTGTCTGCGCCCCCTGCATCGCCGAGTCGAAGACGTTCTGCATGACTCGCCTCTTTCGGTCTTCCCGCTCGCCCGTCGGCGTAGCGCTCCGACTGATCCGCTCGTTCACCCGGTGCGAAACCGGACTTGCCACCGTTCGACCGGAACCCTTTGACTCCCTCGGCTCCGAACCGAATCGGATGAACCGGCCAAGACCGGGCCAATCCGACAACTTGCCGACTTCCCGAAGCAGTTCGGCAAAGTCGATCGCGACGCCCTGAGACTCGATCTGTGCAGCATACGGGGCGACGAACGTCTGGAAGATTTCCACCAACTTCCGCAACTGACCCTGCGGAGTTTTCGGAGCCATGCTGTACGGATTAACTTCGATCCGGTAATCATCAAAGGTTCCTCGCCGCTCGCCGGGTTTCCACGTAAAAGGCACCTGAATTCCCGCGATCGTCCGGGTCGCTCTCAACGTCTCGTCGAACTCATGCCAGCGATACCAGGCGATCGTCCGCAAAATCCCACCCAGCAGCTTTCGAACGCGATCCTGCATGTCCGCCAGTCGCTTCGAGGCATTCTGATTCAATATCTCGTCCTGACCCAGCGTTCCTGATTGGGGAGCCAGACCGCCGAGCGCGTCCAGGTTCCCGGCGTAGTAACCAAACTGATCGCTGACGTGCATGTGGAAGGCCAAGGTCTGATTATCAATCCCGCCCATTCGTACTTCCCGAGTCGCACCAGGATTGTCGACGGTCAAATAGGTCCCGTCTTTCGCTTCCAGGATCGCTTTGGAGTCGGCCTCCGCCGTGCCCTGCGCCAGACCGATCGTCTTTTGAGCTACCGCCTGATCGGCCAGCTTGTTGAATAACTGATTATTGAGCAGGTCCAGATCGAAGACCAAGCTGACCAGGGACAACGGCATGACGTTGCCCGGAACCTTGTTGAAATTCAACAGCAGATAGGGACCTTCCGGCGGTCCCTGCCATTGCTGAACCTTCAGGGGTCGGGTCATGTGATCATGCGGAACCGTCAGAAGGATCCCTTCCTCCGGCAGCCACAAATCCCAGAGCCGGATCATGTCCCGATATTCCGCTCCCTGCTCCATCCGCTCTCCGTGGCTTAAATCCTCCGGTCGCTCATCATCGTCGAACAAGTTGAAGGAACCGGAATAGTTCCTGGATTCGCTCGGACTTAACAGTCGCACCACCTCGGGATCATACGAACCGTCCTGCAAGGAATCGAAGGGGATGACGTACTGATTGCCCATGAACCCGGCGTCCTCGATTCGTTTCACTGAGCAGTCGTGAACCCAATCCGACACGCAGACCGGCTCCACGAAAATACGCTTGCTCCCGTTCGCCTTGTATTCCTGTCCGCACTTGGCGATTCCCAGGCTGAACAAGCCGTCAAGGATCACGTCGCCGAGCGTTTCGTCGAGATGAATGTCCTTGACGTCCTGATTGATGATCGCTTCCAGGTCGTTTTTCGTGCCCTCTAGGCCTAAATCCCAGGTCGTGGCCATGGCCCTGGGTTCCGACGGAGTCAATTGCCGACGATAGGTCGACAACAATAACTCAGTGCCATTGATCGGCACGCTGATATCGCAACTCTGATCCGAGTAGTTCGAGCCGACGAACTGACGAAGGGCTTCCATGTACCGTCGGCGGAAGGGAGCCAGCCCGGTTCGGTAGGACCACTCCACGGCGGCGGCGAGTCGTTTCAAGTCAGGCATCGTCGTCGTCTTCCTCTTCCGGCTGCGCATCCTGGGCGTCCACGACCGAGTTCACCAAACTCTGAATCTTGGGCATCTTTTGGTCCAACGCCGCATCGATCCGCGCCTGGAAGGCCTGATCCACAGCCTTTGCCCACCTCTGGTAATTCTTCGACTCCGGGTCCTGAATGTCTCGATCCAGGACGGAAATCACCTTGGCCACTCGATTGTCCAATACTTGACGAACCTCTTCCTGAAGGCCGTCGTGTTTCGCCAGGTAAGCATTCAAGGTATTTTCCGCGAGCCGCCCAACGTCGTGCAAGTCTTCAATCGCCGCCGTCATTCGGGAGTAAATCGAGCTTTGAACAAACTTGGCAAATTCATCCGAAGCCACCACCTTCCTGACCAGGCTCCGGGGATCGCCCATCAGGACACCCCAATCCAAATCCGTCAACGCCTCCTCAAACCGCTTCCGAAGTTCCTCGGCAATAACCCCGGACTCGACGATGCGATCCAGGTCCCTTCTGGCGATTTGGTCCGCGATGGTCTGTTTGGCCAACGGAGACATGGCGTCGAAGATACGACACGCCAATTCCTCACCGTCATGCGGATCAATGGCGAACTCCAGCGTGAGATGTCCCGATCCGTTGCGTTCTACCGCCTTCGCCATGATCCGACCTCATTCCTTCGGCTTTTCCAGTCCGTCGTCGTCCGCTCCGGCCTCAGTCGATGAGCCGGAGAACCGACGGGCGCATGGTCCTCGTCATCCACGTCGTGCCGTATCCGATCCGTGCCGTCATCCTGAACCGCCAGCCAGGCCAAGGCGTCCGCCACCGCCATATCCCCATGATTCCCGCCGGAACCGGCCGGATCGTCCTTGTCCAAAGCCGCCTCGTGAACCACCGTCGACTGCACCGGGCCGGTCTGATAGACGTATTCACGATATTCATCGACCGACATTCGACTGTGAATGGTGAGCCTTTTCCTGGCCAACGATCGGTAAAAGTCCAAAAACAAATGGTACTTCGACTTGGGCGTTGGGTCCCAGCCGTACCCTTCCTGAAACTGCGGTGTTTCACCGGCGCGATCACTCTTCCTGCGAAGATATAACCTCCTATAGCCGGAATTCAAGAGCGACCGGCAAAATGAAATACCCGGCCCGATTGATTCGAAGTTCAACAAGGCCCCCAAACCCCTCTTCCCGATAAACCACCACCCCACCGCCGCCGCCAACTCCGCGAATTCGTGGGGAGGCATAATCTTCGAGCAAAACTCGCAAACCTTCTCCCTCGTCGATCGCCCAATGACGCTCAAGGCGCTGTTCGTCGCACCCGTTCCCATCGAAACGTCACAGCCGATCGCATACTCCTGATCCACCGGAGGCCGACCACCCGCGTCGAGCTTGATCCAAAGCCGAAAAGAGCCGTTGATCCGCTCGAAAAACGTCCCGGCGTTGATCTTCGCCGCATCGAACGTGAAATCCCCTTCCAACACCGGCGGACAAACGTCTTCCCGCTCGATCCGTTCCATCAACTCCTCCGGGAAGAAGCGATTCGACGTGGTCAGATAGTCGATATCCAACGTCTCGGCGATCAGTAGCGGATGACCACGCTCCAAGCACTTACGATCGTACCAGGGGGATCGTACCGGCCACTTTCCAAGCTTGTTCGGGTCGGAATTATCGACGAAGGCATAAGACGCCGGATCGTGTTTCGACCAATACTCCGAATCCAACAACTCCAACTTCCCCTTCTCCAGACGATAAAGACCGCGGGCCTTGATCGGATGCTTCTCCCAATGAACCGTCAGCACCCGAATGTTCGTCGTTTTCTTGACCTGATAAAAATCGTTGCCCTGACCGCGGGGAGTCGCCACATAGATCGAGGAATCTGTCACGTCGGCCATCGCCTCCCGAATCCGACGACCGTCCCGCACCCGACTGTACTCGTCCAGCAGAACCGCCGTTCTCCGATCGCCCGCGCCCACGTCCTGGTTCGTCGACTCCCCGTCGAACACGCTTTTGTTCTCCGCGTTCTCCCGGTGCATGCACGATCGGTTCACCGCCGGACGGAACCATTTCGGCTGGTATTCCCAATTGAAATCCAACTTAGGAAAGAGCGCCTTCTTGTCGCCGGGAGCATCAACGTACTCCTCCTTGCGGCTCACCAGCAAAAACGACTGCAACGGCGTAAACAGCCAAAGATGATCCATCACGTACAGGACCATCCAGGACACCCCCATGTCCCGCGTCTTCTCAATCAGCAAATGCTCCCGACCGATCTTTCGACTCAATTCGTCGAGCACGTCGTCCTGGAACCCGCGATACGTGATAAACGGCTGCAACGGGCACTTCGTCAGCCGTGGGTCGTAAGTCCAACAAAAGAGATTCACGTAGAAGAGCAGGTCCCGGGCGCACATGATCTTGATCTCGCGAGCCGCCGCCGGATCCCTGCCGCCCAGCGTGTACAACTCCGCCCGCTGCTCAAGATTCGCTTTCAGGTCTTTCTTGACGAGCGCGTAGTACGGGTAGGACATGAATCAAAGCTTTGGTGCCCAGCGATGGTGCCTTCTAACCACGTGCCATCTAAACTTCCGTTCTTGTTGTCTTCGCAATTGTTTCCATAACTCAGGCGTGATAGTGGACAAATCCTGGTCCACTACTACGACCGGATGGTACTCTTTTACGTGAAACCCTCTTCCAATGTCGCTCATGTCGCTACCTCCTTCGTCTCGCTCGCTCCGTCCTGATCCTTCTGGGCCGCCATCATCTTAGGTATCAACTTCAAAACCTCCAACCCGTCATCCAAAAAGGCATTCGTCTCCCGATCCACCATCCGCTTCGTCACCAAATCGACGAACTTCCCCATGAACTGATTCCTTCCCTGATCCGTGTTCGCCCACTGAAGCATCGCCACGGCCCCGGAATCCGGAACCCCCGCCCGATCAATCTCCCAGACCGGAACCCCGATATTCTGGTACACCCATTCGACCACGTCTTCCTTCTTCGCCGTCTTCCCACGCGCCGATACCGACAATACCTCCCACCCACTTAACCGAGGACGCTCAACCGAAGTCGCGCCGCCATCATCCGACACGGACTCCGGTTCCACCGGAAACCCGTCCGGCATCAAAGCCTCCGTCCCCACCATGCCCATCACATTTTGATTCAACTCCTTACCCCAATTCATCAACAAATTGCCGAACTGATAAATGTTACACCGAGGACACCGCCTCAGCCGAGCCAAGACATGCGCGCGAAACACGTCCTCTGCGTATAGATCAAAATCACTTTTCGCCCTCTCGGACGCGACCTCTCCATCTAAATGCTCCAACTGCTTGTACGTGAGCCGAAGAATCTTGTAGGCGTATTCGCTCTTACTGTATAAATCCCGCATCAGAAATCACCCTCTACGCACCCATAAGCAAAGTCATATTCAAATCGGATCGGAACTCCACGGAAAGAAGTCCAGTCCCCGGTAAATACAGTACAAACATAACGCCATTCGTCACCCGTGAGCCTCTTCCACATCTGGTCGTATTTCAGGCTCCGGCGTAGGCGTTCGGCGTTTGTTCGGGTGATGATGTGGATGATGGTGGCGTTGAGGGCGATGGAACCAAATCCACGACGGATCGACGCCGCACACCGAATTGACCCTCGAACCCGGCCAGACTAAGACCGCGACCAGTAGATCCGTGCAGCATGAGGGCGCAGAGGAGTGGGAGAGGGTACGGTAGTTGTTCCATGGCCGCGGCGGCTGCCGCGAGTTTGTCAGTTGGAATCACGCGCATCGAGGGGCCACATTCTTAGTTTTTGGGGAGTGAGGAGTCGGGTGTTTTTGCATCTGACGCACATCTCCCAGTGTTCGAGTTTCTCCTCATTGTGCTCTCTTAGGGTGACGTTCATCGTGCTTCGATGTGGGCAGGCTGACTGATTTTTGGCGAATTCCAGCCAATGGGCGAGGTTCGGGGTGAGTCGCTGGAATGTGGGCTCGTTGTCCTCGCAAGTCCATCGTTGGCCGCTGTGCTGGCGCTGTAGGATCATTTCGACCCATTGGGTCCAGGTCATCCAGTCGGTGAGGGGGGTTTGGTTCATGGGTTCATCACTCGAGAGCGGAGGGTTAACCGCTATACGCTCGTCCGTTGAAGGGTATGGGTCCTGGATACGTTTTGCCATTTCGAGTGGGACCCTACAGGTTTTAGGCCACCAACGCAACATAATCGCGCATGATCGGATCACGTTCCCGTGCTCGGTGGAGTGCGGGGGGGGACGGCAATGAGGGAATTGAGAGCTTCTGAGCCTGTAGATCGTTTCGCCGCCGCCGCAACATAACGATCATTATAGGACTGGAAGTACAACCTCTATCTACCTCCACGCGCGTATACGATACCCTAATTCCCATGAGGGCCTCATAGGACCCTTCGATATCAGCCAGGCGCGCAAACGGGGTATGCCAGTCGGACACTTTGTTTATCCACGCTGTACTGGTGGCGTGTAGGCTGGGCATACGTCTCGGATGGGAGACCCGTCCCCTTTACCCGTATCACCCGGGGACAACGCCTAGGCGGGTATTGGCCGTGCGAGCGTATCA